CCTGCCGGACAAGGTCTTGGTCGCCACGCTCCGCCGGCTGGACGCCGTCTCCCCGGACGCCCTTCCGAAGGACCGGAAGTACAAGCGCGCCATGGCCTGCTGCAAGTTCGCCGCCGACGTCCTCGGCGAGGCCGTCACCAAGGGCCCCAAGGGCCAGGACACGGTGGAGCGGCTCGGACGCACCCTGATGAGCATCGACGACCCGACCCTGCGGGAGATGTTCAAGATCGTCGCCACGGCCCGCGCCGCCGCCCACGAGGACGAGGAGGAAGAGTCCGCGGACGAGTCCACCTCCTCCGCCAAGAAGCAGTCCGGCGAGGTCGAGATCAAGTTCGAGGGTGAAGAGGAAGAGGGCGACGACGAGAAGACCGCCGGGCTCGACGCTGGCGGCATCGAGTCTGGCGGCATCGATATGGGCGGATCCGGCAACCTGGGCGCCGACGACCTCGCCATGCTGGACAGCATGCTCGAGGCCGAGGCCTGTCCTCCCGCGGCCCCCGCTCCGACCGGCGAGCTCACCGAGCTGTTCGAGGCCCCGCCCGCCCCGGCCATGCCCATGCAGGCCCCGGCCATGCCCATGCAGGCCCCGGCCATGCCGGCCATGGCGAGCGACGGCCCGGAGATCATCTTCGGCGACGACGAGGGCGAGGCTCCTGCCCGCACCGCATCCGCCGGCGACAACGCCCTGAAGTCGCTCTTCGACGACCATCCCGAGGTGGTCGCCCAGCGCGAGATCGCGGCGGCACAGGCCGAGCAGCGCGCTCGCGAGGGCGGCTACGGCCCGGTCTCGGACGTCCGCACCGCGTCGGACGGCGCGAAGCGGCTCGGGAACGTCCGCAGCGGAAAGCCCGCCTCGGTGGACGAGAGCCTCGAGACCCTCTGGGAGAGGCCCGACGCCTGACAGGTTCATCCCGGACGCCCCCACTCTCCGGAGGGCGGGCTGCCGGGTCGGATAGCGATAGAGGATATTGGTAGACAGGTTTTTCAGAACGGAGGCTACAGGAGCAGGACGGGACGCATGAAGCAAGGCGCGGAGACGGGATCGCGGACCTCGGTCCGGACTGAACCTGCCGCGCGGAGCGGACGGCATCGCGGAGCAGGCCTGGGCTGACGAGACTGAAGGAGTTATCGAATGGGAAGCATCGGCGGACAGGCATCGGGGGACTTCCTCCTGAGCCAGGGTGCCCTGCGGATCCTCTATTCGCTCGTCAAGGACAGCATCCCTGTCCTGGCGCCGGACGGGTTCACGCAGAACAACCCGAACGTCGTCACTACCCCCGCGGCCGTCTCTACCACGCTCCCAGTGAACGTGAAGAGCGGCGTCCTCGGCGGATCGGTGGCGTTTACCAGGCCGGACATCGGCGAAAACACTGTCGGAGGCGCCGTGCTCGTCGCGGCCGCGTTCGTGGTGAACACTCGCCCGCTCGGCCTCTTCATCAACGACGCGGCGGGGAACGCCAACGAGAACACGCCCGGCGTGGCCTCGGGCAAGGGACCCCACCTCCGCGGCGGCGCTTGCGGCCTCAAGATCTACGAGACCCAGGCTCAAACCACCAACAGCGGTGCGGCTGTCGGTGACCCCCTGACCTACGCGGTGGGCGACAAGCTCTACGCCTCGGTCAACGGGTACATCACCAACCTCTGGCAGGACTCTTACGAGTTTGGCTGGATCGACGGCGTTTCCGGCTCCGGTGCCGGCGCTGCCTGCATCGAACCGGACGTCACCCGCATGGGGACGCTCCTTTCACCCCCTGACGCCAACAGCGCGGAGATGTTCTTCGAGGCCGCCTTCATCTGAGGGCTCGAGAGGAACAGGAAGGAGCAACCGAGATGGTGGCAGGAAACTTCGGAGTTCAGGTCGTCGACAACTCCATCAAGGAGCAGATCGTCGATCGCTTCATCGGGTCCCCCGCAGGGCGTCGTCGCCTCGCGGCCTCGATGATCCAACCCCTTCGCGAGAGGCGCGACTACAGCTCGGTCGGCCGCAAGACCTTCTTGGTCGAGCAGCTGCCCGACGGTGCCCTCCCGATCTACGACAAGGATCCGGACGTCACGGCGTACGTGATCGGCGAGGAGGGTGAGAGCATCACCGCGGTCATGAAGCCGCGGCGCGTGATCTTCCCGCTCTTCGAGATCGCGGCTCTGCCCAAGGCCCCGCTCACGCAGATCAAGGAGCGTCGGTACGACCTCCTGAAGCGCATGCAGGACCTCGGGAAGGCGCAGGTCCAGGCTGCCGAGGACGACCGCGTCTTCAGCATCATGGACGCCATCGCGGTGAACGGCTTCGACTCGCTCCCGGGCGGGACGAACCCGGACATCCCGGTGGTGGCGCCGATCTCCCCGGCCGTCCTCGCGGACGCGTTCGCGGAGATCGAGTTCCACGACCTGCGCGTCGCCCGCGTCTACATGAACGCGCGCGACTACGCGGACATCCGGAAGTTCGGCCGCGACGTCCTGGACATCGAGTCCCAGGCGACGCTGTGGAAGACCGGCATGATGAGCACGGGCTGGAACGCCCAGTTCATCGTGTCGCGCCTCGTCCCGGCCGGCGTCGTGTACTGCTGCTGCGAGCCCGAGATGTTCGGTCGGATTCCGGTCCGCACCGAGCTCACGGTCCTCAGCGCGGACAACCCGGAAGAGCGTACCATCGGCTTCTCGATGTTCGAGAACCTGGGCATCGGGGCCTACAATCCCCGCGGCCTGGTGCGCCTGATCGTCACTCGCTGACGGTCATAGGGCTTCAGCCCTCTCTGAGCCCGGATGCTTCAAGGCGTCCGGGCTCAGCTGTATGGTTTCTTGATGTCCGAGAACCGGAGGTGCAAAGGCCCGTGCGGGAGATATCTTCCGGCCACAGAGGAGCACTTCTACTTCCGGAGGAGTTCGAAGAACGGGAAGAAGTATCCATCTCCGTATTGCCTGACGTGTGAGCGGGAGAAGGCCGCCGCCGGACGGAGGGCGAAGTGGGCCGATCCGGAAGGGCGTGAGGCCATTAAGGCGCAGAATAAAGCCTATAGGTCAAAGCCGGAGCGTGTAGAGATAGGGAAGAGGCGCGGAAGGGAGTACTACGAGTCCCACTCCGAGGAGACCAAGGAGAGGGTCCGGGCCTACCGGAAGGTTCCAGAGAACAGGCTCCGCCGCAACGCCCTTTGGAGGAATAGGTACGCCCTCGAGCGGGCTGAGCGCCGCGCCGCCTTCCGGGATAGGTATAGGTCAGACCCGGAGTTCCGGCTCCGCGGTAACATTCGCGCCCGAGTGTGGGAGGCCCTTAGAGCTGTTGGAGGCTCCAAGGACTCCTCCGTCCTGAAGGTCCTCCCCTACTCCCTGGAGGAGCTGAAGTGGCACATCGAGTCCCAGTTCGAGGAGGGGATGTCCTGGGACGTCCCGGGCTCCTTCAACATCGACCACGTCGTCCCTCAGTCCATGTTCAGCTACTCGTCCTTGAACGATCCGGACTTCCGCCTGTGTTGGAGCTTAGACAACCTCCGGCCGCTATATCCGGGCCGGAACTTTTCGGAAGGGGATCGTCCTCACCTTTTCTCCGGCCACAGGAGCTTTTCCAGTCTTTCCGCCTGGCTTCGCTCGTCCGCGCGCGGTTCGGATCCGGAGGATCCGAGATCGGTCGTCGAAGCCCTCCGGTCCGTCCGTCCGGAGCCCGGCCGTGTCCCTATGACCCAAGACGGCCTAGGGCTCCTTGACTCCCTGTTCCCGCACAGGTTCGACTCGAGGGCCAAGGGGAAGCCGTCACTGAACTCCGCGTACGCTGATGACCAGCTCGTGCTGAAGGTCGTCGCCTACATCGTCCGGACTGACCGGCTCGTCACCCCCAGGCTGTTCTACCGGAACATGGCTTTCCTCTGCCGGGCTCCGAGTCACTTTTTCCCGTCGGCCGCTTCCGCTATTGTCTCCAGGTTCGCCGCCGGAGGACGGGTTCTGGACCCTTTCCTTGGATGGGGAGGCCGAGCCCTCGGCGCTTTCTGTGTCGGGGCCGCATCGGTTGATGGCTGTGACCTTCAGGCCGCATCGGTTGATGGCTGTGCGAGGCTGTCCCTGATGTTCCCCGGGAGGGGCTCCCGCTTTATCCAGTCGGACTTCCGGGAAGCCAAATTCTCCGGTCCCTACGATCTCCTCCTGACGAGCCCCCCGTTCGCGGACTCCGAATGCTACGGTGCTGAACTACCAGGGCCGTCGAGCTGGACCCGTACCATCATGGACCCCCTCGCCGGACTGGCATCCCGGTCCGTCGCTCGCGGCGGCACGGCCGCCATTCACTGCGGTGGCAGGCGCGGCTTTCCGATGGCCGAAATGGCCGCCGGCTCCATGGGCCGCCACGGATTCTCTCTCAGGGAGACTCTCGGCTACGGATCTGGCCAGTCCGTCCTGGTCTTCGGCCGCTGACCGGATCCCTGGATTGGTTTGACATCGGATAGGCCGGCGGGGCTCAGCTGTACTTCGATCCATGGGATCATCCGAGGAGTCCGGACTCTTCCGGGTTTTCTTGCTCGACCACGGGTCGTCCGTCTACGACGCCTCTTCGAGCTTCAGTGGACACCCGTCTTTCCGGGCCTAGGCTCATGCAGGTCCGCGACCTGGACAAGAAGGGGTTCCACGAGCGGTTCCATGACGACTCTAGGGGCCGTAGGTGGGACTTCGTCCAGAAGAGCGGGTTCTCTTCGCGTTTCGCCGTGGACCTCTCCTGGGACCATCCGTGGGTCCGGGGAAGCTCGTGTGGATCTGCACCGAATGCGGAGGTGAGGAGCCCGTCAAGTACGACAGCTTCATCCACGACGAGGTGATAGTCCCGGATCCGACGGCCCAGCTCGACGCCCATGACTGCGACCTGTCCCGCGTGCGCCAGATCATGGACGGTTAGGCTTTTTCGTCTGCACCGGCACTGGACCGGCTGACCCCTTAATCCCTGGTCTCTGGTATGGCGACTTCGAAGATGTCAGTCCGCGTCGCGGCCCGTCACCTCCTGGCCCAGGACGACCGTGTCCGCGGACCCGCGGCCCTGCTCAAGGCCGTGGAGGGAGCGCAGAGCGCCCTCCACGGCGCTGTGCGCCTGGACGTCTTCCCGGCCGACGCTACCCCGGAGGAGCGCAGGAAGCTCGCCGGGATCGTCCGTGCCGCGAAGGCCATGTACGAGCAGACGGAGGATGTCCGCCTCGACCTCGACGAATGGATAATCGACTACGGAGAGGCCCGGCGTGGCAGATGACCTCAGGGCTGCCGCCCGAAGGCTCGCCGGGATCGACGAGTTCGAGGGCTTGGGAGACGAAGAAGGGGAGTACGACCCTGTCGCGATGATCGTCGACGGCGCTTCTGAGCTCGGGGTCGAGCTCACGTCCGAGGACGTCGAGAGGGCCCTCCGGGAGTCCGGGCTCGAGGCCGACGATGTGTCCGGTAACCAGCCGGTTCTGCCGAACCCGGGCCCCGGGCTGGATCCGGGGACCTACACCTTCTACAAGGGCGGCGAGGTCGACCCGGGCCAGCCCGGGTTCGTGACGGACGACCCGGACCATGCCGCGAACTGGGGTCCTGTCCACGAGGTCGTGGTCGAGTGCACCGGCGCCTCGAGGGGGGCGTGGACCTACGTGCACGACTGGGACGGCGACCCGCAGCTCGTGATGCCGGGCCCCGAATGCTCGAAGGCCACGGACGAGGCGTGGCTCATATTGAGGCCGGCGAAGTCTGTCAGGCGTCTCTGACTGCCTGCTTTTCCGTTATTCCGACGCTCTCCGCGAAGCACCGGACGTGGTAGGCCGCCTTCCCGCGCCCTTCCGGGTCGCCCATAAACGGCGTGACGATGCCCTGGTCGTCCTTTGAGAAGTCTTTCCCGCACACGAGGCACGGGAATCCAGGGACCGGGACTTCCTCGCAGTCCCGGTTCACGGGCGCGTTCCACGTCGGGCCGAACCACTCCATATACAAGTGTACGTCCGGAAGGGCTGCTGGGGCGAGGTGGCCGGCTCGAGGCTTCCGGGCTTCTAGAATCGGACCTTGAGGGTGGCCATAACCCCTCCGTCCGTCCTCTTCACCTCCAGGGCCTTGCCTCCATCCCACTTCAGGACGAGCTTCGGCTCCGGATGGCCGATCACGACGGTGTGGAGGTCCTTCACGCCCACCAAGAGCGGGGACCTGAGGCCCAGGATCTCCGACAGGTCGATCTCCGGCTCCGCCGCGCCCGCGGCGGCGTCCAGGGCGCTTTCCAGGCTTTTCCTATCGTGCTCCTTCTCCGACATGCAACCGCGGCCGACAAACGCCCCAGCGCCGCGGTAACGTCCACGATGATCAAGGAGTTCCAGTTCCGTGGCCGCCCGTTCAAGGCGTGGTGCGTCGAGACCATCCCGCAGCACCCGTCCTGGTACACGTTCGTCGACGAGCAGGAGGTCCGCGACGCGTACTGGGATGTCCGGGAGGGGGACAAGGTCGTGGACGTTGGGGCCGCCTACGGCTCCTACGCCCTGTCCGCCCTGTCC